GCAGAACACTACACTCTAGAAACATTTGTACCCACACTTAGAAAAAAAATAAGAGATTCTTACCAGTCTATAGGTGAAACTATGGTTGCTGGAGGAGTAAAAGATATGGAACAATATCGATATCTTTTAGGACAGGCGCACGCCTTACAATTAATAGATCAGGAAATATCAGACCTGCTAAATCCAAAGGAGGATAAAAAAGATGATACTGAAAGAGACGACACAAACGTCATCCGATTCAAAGGAAGTCCCGAAGACTAAACTTGCATTGGAAGAAAAATATAAAGAACAAGATAAAATAGAACAAAGTAAAAGAGTTGACGAAACTAATGTTGATTCTGTTATTGATGAACTTCCAGAACCAACTGGTTGGAGGTTATTAGTTTTACCATTCACACCTAAAGATAAAACTAAAGGTGGAATTATTGTTGCACAAGAAACTTTAGACAGATTAAGAATCGCAGTGAACTGTGGTTATGTTCTAAAGATGGGACCTGAAGCTTATAAAGATAAAGATAAGTTTCCATCAGGCGCTTGGTGTAAAGAAAAAGATTGGGTGATTTTTGCAAGATATGCAGGATCACGTTTACCAATAGAAGGCGGAGAAGTCCGTATTCTTAACGACGACGAGGTTCTTGGAACTATTAAAAATCCAGAATCTGTGTTGCATCACATATAACATAGGAGGAGACTATGCAAGAAGAAACAAAACAAACTCCCATGGTGGACATTGATACTTCAGGTCCAAGTGCAGAAGTTGAATTAAACGAAGAAGCACAAACTGAAGAACAAGTAGAAACTACGGAGCAAGACACTAGCCCCTCGACGCAAGAAGCGAGTAGCGAGGAGCAAGGTGAAGACGATCAGAAAGAATCGAAAGATAAAGAATTAGAAAACTATAGTAAAGATGTACAAAGAAGAATAGCTAAGCTAACTGGTAAATGGAGAGAAGCTCAAAGACAAAGAGATGAAGCCATTGAATTTGCAAGATTGCAAAAACAGAAAGCAGAAGAAGCATCAAAAAAATATTCTTCTTTAGAAACATCGTCTATGAAAGATAGACAAAGTAAAATCCAATCACTTTTAGATGCACAAAAGTCTAAACTAGCACAAGCTAGAGAGGCTGGAGATGTAAACGCAGAAGTAGATATTCAAAAAGAAATATCGCGATTGGGTTATGAAGAAGTTAGATTACAGGAACTTTCTCAAATAGCAGAAGAACAAAAAGCTGCTAAAAATGAGAATGTAATCCCAACTTATCAACCTAGACAACCAGAACCTGTTAGAGAAGTAGATCCGAAAGCAGAGTCTTGGGCATCTAATAATAGATGGTTTGGTACTGATAAAGCTATGACTTACACAGCTTTTGACTTACATAAAACACTAGTTGATGAGGAAGGATATGATCCTAAATCTGATGAATATTATGTTGAAATCGACAAAAGAATGAGGGTTGAATTTCCGCATAAATTTGATACTAATAATGATACAAATATAAAAGGTGAATCGACTAAGCCTACACAGACAGTAGCGTCGGCGACGCGAAGTGTAAAACAAAGTCGCAAAACTATCAGTCTCACCCCTTCTGAAGTTGCTATCGCCAAAAAATTAGGAGTGTCATTAGAAGATTATGCAAAACAAAAAAAACACATGAAGGAGGTTTAAGCATATGGAAAACGATAAACTAAACAAGACCCCTCGTGCGAGTCAGTCTAGAGTTTCTGAAAAGAGACCTACAACCTGGACTCCCCCGTCATCTTTAGATGCACCTACTGCGCCTGATGGTTTCAGACACAGATGGATAAGAACTGAAGTTTTAGGCATGGACGATACAAAGAACATGTCAGGTAAACTTAGATCAGGATGGGAACTCGTAAGAGGAGATGAATATCCAGATCAATCTTATGCAACTGTTAAAGAAGGTAAATACGCAGGAGTGATTGGAGTTGGCGGCCTTGTGCTGGCAAGGATACCGGAAGAGCTCGCTAAATCTAGAGAAGCTTATTTTAATAAGCAGACTCAAGATAGAGAACAAGCAGTAAATAACGATCTCATGAAGGAACAGCACCCAAGTATGCCGATCGATAGTGATCGACAGAGTCGCGTAACTTTTGGTGGTACTAAAAAGTAATTTTTTAGCGATACCAACTACCGCGATACTAAATATAAACTAAACTAAGGAGTAAATAATATGGCTAATAAAGATGCCGCTTTCGGTTTGAAAGCAACAGGTAAAGTTGGTCAGAATAGAGACAACCAAGGTTTAAGTGAATATAGTATTGCAGCTTCTGCGACAGCTATTTATCAATGGGACCCAGTTGAAATGTTAGCAACTGGAACTATTGGTGTAGCGGCAGCGGGAGACGTTTTATTAGGTTCACTTAACGGTGTATTCTATACTGACGCTTCTACAAGCAAACCTACATGGGCTAATCACCTAGAGGCTTCTAACACTGCAACAGACATTGTTGGATTCGTCGCTGATGACCCTTATGAAAGGTTTGAAATACAAAGTGCTGGTACAGTAGCTCAAACAAATATTGGTAACTGTGCTGACATCGTGTATGCAGCAGGTGCAACGCCTAACTATATTTCAAAAGTTGAAATATCAGGAACAATGGCAGCAACTGCAGCGCAATTAAAAATAATAGGTGTTTCAAAAGACCCTGATAATAACGAATTAGGCGCAGCTAATGCGAATGTAATCGTTACTATTGCGGAGCACTTTTTAACACAAACAGCCGGAATATAAGGAGAATAAATTATGGCGATATCAAGAGGACAACTAGTTAAAGAACTAGAGCCAGGTTTGAATGCTTTATTCGGTCTGGAATATAATAGGTATGAAAATCAGCATGCTGAAATTTTCGATACAGAAAACAGTGACAGAGCTTTTGAAGAAGAAGTAATGTTATCTGGTTTCGCGCAGGCTCAAACTAAACCAGAAGGATCTGGAGTAGCTTTTGATAATGCACAAGAAACTTTCACAAGCAGATATACGCACGAGACTATTGCTCTTGCATTTTCAATCACTGAAGAAGCGATTGAAGATAACTTGTATGATAGATTAGCTTCTAGATATACAAAAGCATTAGCAAGATCTATGGCGAATACCAAACAAGTAAAAGCAGCTAACGTATTGAACAACGCGTTCAATTCAAGTTTTGCTGGTGGTGATGGTAAGGAGCTTTGTGCTACTGACCACCCAACAATTGCTGGTACTTTCTCAAATGAGTTAGGCACTTCTGCCGACTTAAACGAGACATCATTAGAGCAGTCTTTAATTGACATTGCTGCTTTCACTGATGAAAGAGGCTTAAAAATTGCAGCTAGAGGAATGAAAATGATCATCCCTTCTGAGTTACAATTCACAGCTGAAAGACTGATGAAGTCTGCTGGTAAAGTTGGTTCACCTAACAACGATGTAAACGCAATCGCGTCTATGGGAATGATTCCACAAGGTTATGTGGTTAACAATTTCTTAACAGACACAGATGCGTTCTTCATTAAAACTGACGTGCCAAATGGTATGAAAATGTTTGTTAGATCACCAATCAAAACTGCTATGGAAGGCGACTTCGATACAGGAAACGTAAGATACAAAGCTAGAGAGAGATACTCTTTTGGTTTCTCTGACCCTAGAGGTATCTTCGGATCACCAGGTGCTTAATACTTAATAGTATTAATTTTGAGAGGGCCCTTTACGGGCCCTTTCTTTTTTGATAGAAAGGATAAATGAAAAAGAAATACTTAGTTAAAATTTTTACAAAACATCTTCAAACAAAGTTTGAAATTGAAAGTGATAAAGAGATAAATAACACTGATGAGCTTAG